ATTTTATATGAAAGGAGGACCTATGCCTGAAAGAATACAACGTCCAGAAAGAATTCTGTGGCGGCCTGATGAGATCGAAGATTTTGATGAAGAATTCCAATCCATTATATGGATTAGAGATCGAATTCAAGACCTTTCGAACTTACCCAAGCGGTGTATCCGTGAGGAAAGATTGCTTTTGTCTCTCCAAGCATCACTCGGATCTGAGGACGACGAGGTAGTACGGAATTTGAGAAAAGAGGTTTTAACCTCATCCCATGTTCGTATGCTCGAGTCTAAGATAGAGGAGTTGGATAGGACTATTGCTGACCTTAACCACGAAGCAGCGACTTGGAAGAACCGAAAATTAGATCAAGATTCCCAAAACCATAAGGTTTTAGCTATCTGTCTTATATCGGCTCTCATTGGTCTCGTCTCATTACTTATTTCTGCTCGTAGATTCACAGGGCTGTGATTCTCCTAACAAATAAAGTGAGCTGACCTATTTCTAAACGGTGAAGCGTTTTCACTGTGTAACACCTGGCATCTCCTTTGGAGACCACCATGTTGGACTTTGTCCAGTTACATGAGGGAATAACGCATCGCCTTGCAGTGATTGGCATTCCCAACTATACAATTAAACCCTTCGCGGATTTGATTGTACGTTGGACTAAGTGCTCTGGTGTTGAGTGGACAATTAGTCGCCTTAAGGGACTAAAAGTCGACTTGATACGAAGGAAGGCTGGCCTTGAACCACTCTCTAGGATTCGTAAGAATCTTAAGGGTGATATCAAAGGTCACCTGGGCAGTATTTTTCGGTTTTCGGACCGAAATGAGAAGTGTTTTGGAAAAGCACTTCAGGCTTTGATGGCCTACTCTGTATTTGTGCATGAGTCTTTGACTGATGCTCAGAAAACAAAGTTCATTACTGCTATAACTTGTGATAAACCCGATGGTTTATCTCCTTCTTTTCATACTGACCTTAGCAAGTCAGTATCAAAGCACTTCGCTAGAAGAGAGGTACGTCGTGGTGAGCTGGGATCCAATTCCCTTCTCACATATCGGGGTTCGCCCAGTAAATTCAAACCTATCCTTGGCAGTACTCTTCCGAGTATTGCGGACGGCTTTGGATCTAGAAAGCAGAATGCTGATGTATTGAGCAATGCTCTTTACTTCACAATGCCTGCTCAGGCAGCCTTGTTTCATAAATACCAGAACCTTTATGGTCCTGTTCTTTATGGCTTGGAACATTTTGTGGAAACACAAATTGATCCTTGGAAAGGCCACTGGACGTACGACCGTGAATTCATTAATGGTGGAGAAATCCACTTCTTGCAAGAGCAAGGTGGTAAGCTACGTTCTGTAGCTTCACCATTTCTCGTTCATCAATTAGCCTTGCGGCCACTTGGTGAATCCATTTATGAACTCGTAGAATCCCTACCATGGGATGCTACACACGATCAGTCTCTTCCCGTACCCGTTCTCCAGAAACATCTGATGAAAGGTTCTACAGTTTATTCTGTTGACCTCTCGTCGGCAACTGATTACTTTCCTTTAAGTATTCAGTTAACCGTTCTCAGAGCATTTTTCGGTCACATTAATGATATTAACCTCTTCGAGGATATATCACGTTGTGATTGGCGTTCCTCTATAGGAACGCTCGCGTGGAAACGTGGACAACCACTAGGGTTATACCCTAGTTTTGGTTGTTTTACGTTGACACACGGAATTTTACTCTGGTATCTTAATGGATGCCAACACGAAAATGACTTCTTCGTGCTTGGTGACGATGTAGTGATTCTTAAAGAATCCTTATACAACGACTACATTAAGATTCTCGAACAGATGCATTGTCCCTGGTCTAGAGAGAAATCAATCTCTAGCAACAAACTCTGTGAGTTTGGTGGAAAGATCGTCACGCAAACTATGGTTTTACCACAGTTTAAATGGCGGGAAATTTCTAACGACAATTTCCTTGATATCTGTCGTCAATTGGGACACCGGAGTCGTTCACTGCTGAATCGACGTCAGCGGAATATCTTT